AGCTAAAGCGTACTAATTATGTGGTTATCGGCAATAAAATTAGCCGTTTCTGCTGGAAGTAAGATTTACGCTAACAAGCAGAGAACGAAAATGGCAATGTCAGATGCACAATTAATGCATGCTGAAAAGATGGCCCGAGGTGACGAAGCTTACCAGGGCAAATTGTTAGAAGCCCGTCAATCAGACTGGAAGGACGAGGCAGTTTTGATAATTCTCAGTTTGCCCGTGTTGGTGCTCGCCTACGCAGTCATATCAGACGATCCAACTGCTATGGACAAGGTAAAATTATTCTTTGAGATGTTCTCGCAGCTCCCGTCATGGTTCACAAATTTGTGGATCCTTGTCGTGGCGAGTATTTATGGTATAAAGGGTACACAGATTTTTAGAAACGGAGGAAAAAAATAATGACAAATAAATATGTAGGCGCAGCAAAATTTTTTGCAAATCTTATTACAGGTGGTGGTAAAAAAACCACTGGCACAGAAGTTATTACATCTCTTCCTATTGCAAAAAATTTAAAAAAAAGGTTTGATACTAAACAAGATATAATTAAATCTGTTGATCAAAAAGCAAATCCAAATGTAAGTAATCAAAAAAAATCTGAAATTAAATTAGACGCTAGTAAAAAAGTTTCTAAAATTTATGACACGTACGAAAAAAAAGCTAAAGGTGGCAGAGTTGGTTTAAAACGTGGGACTGGTTTAATGTCTAGAAAATCAAACATTCAAAAAATTAAAGAAACTTTTGGGCCAAGACAAAGTCAAGCTAAAAATTTAAAAACAGTAGATAAGAAGAAAAACCCAGGTTTAGCAAAACTTCCTATGGAAGTAAGAAATAAAATGGGTTACGCTGCTAAAGGTGGTAGAGCCATGTTAAAAAAAGGAAGCAAGTTTCCTGATTTAAACAAAGATGGTAAAATTACAAAAGCCGATATTCTAATGGGTAGAGGTGTTATTAAAAAGAAAACTAAAAAGAAGGTAATATAATGGCAAAACTATGTCCCAGAGGTAAAGCGGCAGCGAAGCGAAAATTCAAAGTGTACCCGTCAGCATATGCTAACATGTACGCATCAGCAGTTTGTTCAGGTAAAGTTACACCAGGTGGCAAGAAGAATAGAAAAAAAGCTATGGGTGGTGGAATGATGGACAGGCCAATGTATGGTAAAGGCGGTGGAGTTTGCATTAAAGGAATGAATAGACAGGCTGTTGGAAAGAATTCCTAATGAGAACCTACTATTCAAAAGGTGGAGGACTTAGAGAATGGGTCAAACAGAACTGGGTAGATATTGCAAACAAAAAATCGGATGGCTCATACCCGAAGTGTGGAAGAAGTGGTGGAGAAAAAAGAAAAAATTATCCAAAATGCGTGCCTATTGCAAAAGCAAGAGCGATGAGCAAAGGGCAGCGTGCGGGTGCCGTAAGAAGAAAACAAGCAAAAGCAAATACTGGACCGACACCGAGTAGAGCTGCAACATTTGCAAAGAAAAAGAAAACAGCATAATGAGAAGACAAGATAGACAACCACCTAAAACTAAAAAGTATTTCAGATCCACAAAGTCTGGAGCAGGGATGACAAAAGCTGGGGTCGCCCGATATAGAAGAGAAAATCCTGGCTCTAAACTAAAAACAGCGGTTACTGGTAAAGTCAAACCAGGATCAAAAGCTGCGAAGAGACGTAAGTCCTTCTGCGCGAGAAGCGCCGGTCAAATGAAAAAATTTCCAAAAGCAGCGGCTGATCCTAATTCAAGACTTCGTCAGGCGCGTAGAAGATGGAAGTGCTAAATGAAAAAATCAAAAGCAAAAATAAAAAAAGTAGTAAAAGCTTTGAAAAAAGCATCTAAAGCACATGCTGGTCAAGCTAAAATACTAAAAGGAGTCTTACATGGCGGATCCAAAAAAAGGAACGGGTAAGAAACCAAAAGGATCTGGTAGAAGACTCTATACAGATGAAAACCCTAGAGATACAGTTAAAATAAAATTTGCAACACCATCAGATGCAAGAGCAACTGTTGCAAAAGTCAAACGTGTTAACAAACCGTTTGCAAGAAAAATACAAATATTAACGGTTATGGAGCAAAGAGCTAAGGTGATGGGTAAAAGTCAAGTTGCTTCAATCGCTAAGAAAGGAAAAGATGCAATTAGAAAACGTCATAAATCGTCTAATTAAATTTATTAATACAAGAACTCAAGCTTTGTCTATATCAGTTACGTCAGGTGGTATTGACAATATGGAGAAGTATAGATATATAATAGGACAAATAAACGGTTTGGAAGCCGTACGACAGGAACTCTCTAGCCTGCTGGAAGATAAGGAGCAAAATGAAAAAGGAACAGTCATCAATCTTAACACCAAACAATAAACTTGTTGGTGTAAAACCAACAAAAGAAGAACCAAAATTACCAAAACCAACTGGGTGGAGACTTTTAGTTTTACCTTTTAAAATGAAAGAAAAAACTAAAGGTGGAGTAATACTAGCTGAAGATACTTTAGAGAGACAGCAAGTTGCATCACAAGTTGGTTTAGTGATGGCTATGGGTCCGCAGTGTTATAAGGATAAAGAGAGGTATCCTGAAGGTCCGTGGTGCAAGGAGAAAGATTGGATTATGTTTGCACGATATGCAGGTAGTCGAATCAAAATAGAAGGTGGGGAGATGCGTCTGCTAAACGACGATGAAGTGTTAGCAACAATTGATAGTCCAGAGGACATCTTGCATGAGTTTTAATCATAGGAAGGAGTAACTATGCCAGAAGAAGAAAAGAAAATGGTTGATATTGATACATCGGGTCCCGATGCTACAGTTGATATCGAAGAAAAGAAAGATGAAGCTGTAATTGAACAGCAAGAAACAACGGAACAAGGAACAGATAAAACATTTGAAAACGAACGAGAAACAAAGTTAGAAGAAAAAAAAGACGATGATAAATTAGAAGAGTACAGCAAAGGTGTACAATCTCGTATTGCGAAACTAACTCGTAAAATGAGAGAAGCAGAAAGAAGGGAACAAGCTGCTATTGAATACGCTAGAGGTGTAGAAGAAAAAAGACAAATATTAGAGAAAAAGTTTGAAAAAACTGACTCTGATTACATTAAAAAATTTGAGACAACTATATCATCAGGTTTAGAAGCTGCACAAAAAGAATTAGCAGCAGCGATTGAATCAGGTGATGCCAGTGCTCAAGTTGCAGCCAACAAAAGAATTGCACAACTCGCATTTGAGAATGCAAAACTAGAGGCGACTAAAGAAGGTAGAGAAGTAAAAATACAGGAAGAGAAACCTGTAAACCTTTCTCAAGGTGGTAAAATAAGTCAACCAAGTATGGATGACTCTATCAATCAAGATCCAAAAGCTGAAGCATGGGCGTCAAGAAACTCATGGTTTGGTAGAGATAGAGCAATGACTTATACTGCTTTTGAGATACATAAGGATTTAACCGAACGAGAAGGTTATGATCCTAACTCTGATGAGTATTATGCAGAAGTTGATAAACGAATACGTGTTGACTTTCCGCATAAATTTGGTAATACTGATGAAAAGCAATCGACCAAGCCCGTTCAGACGGTCGCTTCAGCTTCAAGAAGCGTAAAACCTGGTCGCAAAACTGTGAGACTCACTTCCTCACAAGTAGCAATAGCTAAAAAATTAGGAGTGCCACTCGAAGAGTACGCAAAACAATTAAAAAACACGGAAGGAGCGTAACATGGAAAAAGAAAACAAAACTTCTCGTGCGAACGACACACGGTCAAAATCTGAGAGACCTAAAGTGTGGGTTCCACCATCTTCTCTAGATGCACCCCCTGCACCTGATGGATTCAGGTATAGATGGATAAGAGCTGAAGTCATAGGATTTCAAGATACGAAAAATGTAACTGGACGTTTAAGAGAAGGTTATGAATTAGTTCGTGCCGAAGAAGTCGAAAATGCAGGCGATTATCCTGTTCTCGAAGACGGGAAATACAAGGGAGTGATTGGGGTCGGTGGCCTTCTACTTGCGAAGGTACCCGAAGAGATCGCGAAGCAAAGACAAGACTATATGGCAGGTCGCCATAAAGATCGAAGCGAAGCCGTAGAAAACGATCTAATGAAGGAGCAGGATAGTAGAATGCCTATCAATGTTGAAAGGCAATCTCGTGTAACCTTCGGTGGTACGAAAAAATAATTTTTTTAATCACTGAATTTAATAAACCGTACTGGAGGCCGTCTCACGACGGCAGGTACATAAGGAGAAACAACTATGGCAAATAGAAACACTCAAGGTTTTGGATTAGTGCCTGCAGGAACGCTTGGATCAACTCCGGCGACTTCTGGAACAGGTAAGTACAAAATCGACGCGGGTTATGCTACAACCATCTTTCAAGGTGGCGCTGTATCTTCTTCTGCTGGTTACATTGTCGAAGGTCAAGGGACTGCAGACAATCCTATGGTTGGTGTATTAAACGGAATATTCTACAACGCGGCTACAACTTTAAAGCCTACGTTCTCGAACCATTACGTTCAAGTAACACCCGCTAACTCAGAAGATATCGATGCATTTGTATTTGATAACCCTCAACAACAATACGTAGTGGCAACTGATGCTGCTGTGGCACAATCTGGATATTTAGAAACGTATGACATGAACGCTTCTGCTGGTAGTACAACTACTGGTAAGTCTTCATCTACACTAGATATCGGTGACACAAGCGCAGATGCTGCTGCCTTCAGATTATTAAGATCTGCAGAGGATCCTGAAAACGATGAAAATGCGTCTTTCAGATCAGTTGTAGTATGTTTAAATCTGATTGAGTTACAATCGTAATAGGAGAATAGGAGAATAAATTATGGCTATATCACGATCACAACTAGTTAAAGAACTAGAGCCAGGATTGAATGCACTATTCGGCCTGGAATATAAAAGGTATGAAAATCAGCATGCTGAAATTTATACTAACGAGTCTTCTGACAGAGCTTTCGAAGAGGAAGTTATGTTATCAGGATTCGGTAACGCACAAGTAAAAGCAGAAGGTCAAGGCGTATCATTTGATGATGCACAAGAGACTTTCACAGCTAGATACACTCACGAGACAGTGGCTTTAGCGTTCGCGATCACTGAAGAAGCGATCGAGGACAATTTGTATGACAGACTTGCGTCTAGATATACAAAAGCTTTAGCAAGATCTATGAGCAATGCGAAACAAGTAAAAGCGGTAGAACCTTTAATTCAAGGTTTACCATCAACTGACAACTTTGATTCAGGTGATGGCGTTAGCTTGTTTAACACATCTCACCCTACTGTATCGGGTACTTTCAAAAATACCCTAAGTACACAGGCGGATCTTAACGAAACTTCGTTAGAGCAGTCGTTAATTGATATTGCGGCTATGACTGACGAAAGAGGTCTTAGAGTTGCAGCAAGAGGAGTAAAAATGATTATTCCTTCTGAGCTTCAGTTTACAGCTGAGAGATTGATGAAATCTCAAGGTAGAACTGGAACAGCTGACAATGATATCAATGCTATCGTATCTATGGGTATGATTCCTCAAGGTTATAGAGTGAACAACTACCTAACTGATACTGATGCGTTCTATATCATTACAGACATTCCAAATGGAATGAAAATGTTCACAAGAGCTCCATTAACTACTGCAATGGAAGGTGATTTCGATACTGGAAACGTTAGATACAAAGCTAGAGAAAGATACTCGTTCGGAGTATCAGACCCTAGAGGTATCTTTGGCGTAGAAGGTGCGTAATAACTAAAATTTATGGGGCCGCCTTAAAACGGCCCCATTTATCAACAAACTGGTGAGATATGAAAAAATTTAGAATCCAAATATTTGCTTATCAAAT